TGCTGTATGACAGTTCACTTTTATGCCGAAAAGCGGCAGAGTACTTAGAGAGGCACAGGCGTTAATATGGCCGATTCCGAATCTCTTGGCGTGCCCACCAACACAGGGAGCACAGCACCAAACGCAGAACAAAAGGAAAACCCAAACGAGAGCCCTCTTGGTGTATATGCACCTTTCCCGTACAGCCCAGAACCGTTTGTCGAGCTGAGTGAGGAAGCTCGTGGAGCCCTCAAGACTTTAGATAGCATTGCAACTCGTACGGACACCGCAGCTCGTAGGATGGAACTGGAACAAGCTTGGGAAGCTCTGCACTTCGAGCGCGGCTACCAACACTTGCTACGACGCAAGGGTGGAGGCTGGGAACTGCCTGGATCTACCACAGGATACGGAGCAAAGTCTCAGCAGAATAACAACAACATCTATGACACTAACGTGTACGGAGCAAAAGGCGACATCATTGTTGCAGCTCTATCTCGTGAAGTGCCAAAGATAGAGTTCTTTGCTAGCAACCCTGAGTATGGCCCAGACATCGTTGCAGCTGAAGAAGCTGATAATTTCAAAGAGATATGGGCTCGTAACAACAATTTGCACTCTCTACTTGTAGATTGTGCCAGAATTTTTTGGAATGAAGATCGTGTCCTGCTTTGGACTCGCTACGAGTTAAACGCACAGGAATACGGATTTGAAGAAGAGCCCGAGGCTCCCACAGTACCAGAAGACATACTAGAGCCCCCAAGTGCTGACCCTACAGGTCAGGAAGCGGAAGACGATGTTCTGGACGCTGAGACTACTCCCCCAGAAGAGGGGGAATCGGAAGCAGAGGGTGTTGAGGACATCATCGGTAACGCTGGTGAAAACCTTAACAGAAAACCTTTAGGAAGAGAAGTAACAACAGCGTACGGAAAACTGGACCACAAGGTGCCTATTTCCGTGGACAATATGAAGGACATGCCATGGGCACAAATAGCCGTGGACGTGGACGTGACTATTGGCAAGGCAATGTTCCCCTGGATAGCCGACAAGGTGAAGGTGGGAACAGACGGCATAGCTGATACTCAGCTAGATAGAATTGCAAGACAGAATGTTCGCCAAGCGGTACTAGGTGCCTACGTGACAGGGGATTCTCTATCACGACAGACAACTATAAAATTTACTTGGTTCCGTCCTTCTATGTTCCTGGACGAACAGGTAAGTGACGCTGCTAAAGCTGAGCTTCTGGAAGCATTCCCCAACGGATGCTTGATGGCAATGGCTGGATCAGAGTTTGCTTTCGCTAGAAACGAGAGCATGGATGATCACCTTGCTATTGGCCATCCGTCTTCCGGTAAAGGACAAAATCGCAGATCAATGGGAGCATCCCTAATCTCGATTCAGAAAAGAATTAACGACTGGGTGGATCTGTTGGATGATTTCTTCAAGCGAACAGTACCTAAGAAATGGTACAACGCTGAAGCTTTCGATATGGAAGCGATGAAGAACAACCCCAACATGCCGGGGAGCAGTGGTCCGTACCAGCCACAACCAGGATTGGCCACAGCTGATCAGTATATCATGGTAGAACCCACGCCACAGCCTCAGGCTGCGCTACCTGACTTCATAAAGTGGTTCATCACCAGTTTGTCCGAAGAAATATCAGGGGCTCTGCCATCACTGTTTGGAGCTGCTACAGGAGAAGAGACAGCTACCAATGCTCTCTTACAAAACTCCTCAGCACTACAACGTGTTGGGTGTCCATGGAACAATATTCAGGACCTTTTTGCTGTTGCTGCACACCAAGCTGTGAAATGCGCGGCCGAGTGTCGAGATGGTAAGAAGATCACACAGAATATACCAGGGCGCGGAGTTGTTAGTGTAAACAGTGCCAACCTCTTACGAGGAAACGTACTATGCTACGCAGAGAGCAACCCAGCGTTCCCTGAATCATGGCAGCAACGTGAAGCCAAGTTGATGAGCATGATTGACTCTAGTGCACAAAATCCTGCGCTAGCTCAATGGTTAATGTCTCCAGAGAATCTTCCTGCTTTAGCGGACGGTATCCGCATGAAGAGATTCAAGGTTCCAGGAGCAAGCTCCATTACGAAACAAAAAGCAGAGTTTGAAATTCTGCTTAGAGGTGCGCCTCAGGATAACCCCCAGACTTTGAATGCAACAGCTGCCTTGGAAAAAGCTAAGGAAGGCATGATGCAAGCTCAACAGTCTGGACAAGAGGTTCCTCCTCAGGCTAGTGCTATGGTACAACAACTAGAGCAGGCCGTTAAGACCTTGCCTCAAAAAATTAGTAGTTTACCAGTAGCTCAGGATGAAAGTGAATTGCATGTAGTAGAAGCGGCTCAGTGTTTTGAGTGGATGAACTCCAATGAAGGACAGAAATTCAGATTTGGATCACCAAAACAAAAAGCAGCCTATGAAAACGTGCACTTGCACTGGCAGGAACACATAGCAATGGCTAAGAAGATTGCCGCTGCAAATGCTCCACCTCCTCCTCAAAAACCACCAAGCGAAAGCATTAGCATACCTGTTGACAAATTGCCACCGGAGATTTCAGTTCAAGCCTTAGCTAAGGCTGGTATAAACGCTACCCCGGAAATGTTTGCACAGCATGCTGCAGCTCAGCTGAATGAAAAGGTATCAGCAAAAGCCATACCTCATGCACTAGAAACACAGTAATTACGCAAGGGGCTCATTTCGGTGAGCCTCTAGTATGACTCAGAAAGAACTCAGAGAAAAGACTCAAGGAGCCAATCATGGCAACCGATTTAGTAGACTTCGCAGCTTTGGACGCTACGGCCGACGCAGCTGCAACTACAGATACATCAGTTGAGACTCAGGACACAACGGAAGATGTCGCTGCTGTAGAAACCACAGAAGCAAAAACAACGGAAGACTCAGAAAAGAACGCAGACGGCACAGACAAGACACCGGAACAAAAAGCAGAAAATGCCAAAGCCAAAGAAACTGCGACCTCCGATGGTAAAGTTACTCCAGACAGTATTAGCAAAGTCTTAAAATCAATCAAAGATGCGGACCCCAAGAATGCAGGTGCGGTCAAAGCTCTGCGTGATGCATTTTTTGGTGAGCAGGCTTTTAAGAAGGAATTTGCGACTGTACAGGCTGCGCGAGATGCCAAAGCTTTCATCGAGGCAGTAGGTGGAGTTGAAGGTTGGGAGAACACTCAGAGTGTAATCACTAACATTGAAGAGACTGATGCTTTGGTGCACAGTGGTGATGCTAAGATTTGGGAGAACATTGTTGAAGATTTGAAATCAGAGAACCATCTGGATGCCCTGCCCAAGTTGGCAGCTGGCGGTCTAGACACTCTGAAGGCCAATAATGAGACACAGTATTACGAAGTCATCGCTCCTCATTTCTTAGCTGGCTTGGAGTCAGTAAATCTTCCCGGCGCTATTGCGTCTTTGAACAAGTATTTGGGAGTGGCCGAGCAGGAGCTAACCAAGGCTGAGTACAAAGGCGACAAGCAGGGTATCCTTGCGCTCAAAACTATCGCTAAAGATATGACCGATTGGATCAAGGGTTTGCAAGATGAATCCAAGGCCAAAAAAGAAGCTGCCACAAAAGTAGATCCCGAGCGTGTAAAGTTCAATCAAGAAAGAGACGAATTCAACAAGCAGAAGACTGAGAAAGAGCAAGCTGATGCTAAGGAATTCCGCAACAATGTAGCCACGGAATGCGATAAGTATAGCAACGTAGCTCTTGGTACAGCTTTGAAAGATTATTTGAAGATGCCTTTCTTCAAAGGGTTCCCACGCGAGACTCTGGTGGACCTGGGGAACGGAATCAAGCAACGTCTGTACGGTGCTCTGGAAAATGACAAAGCTTATCAGATCCAGATGAAGGCTATGTGGAAGCAGAAGTCTCCAGACCGAGCCAAAATCACTCAATACCACAACGCTAAGCTGGACGCTATCGCAGCGGACATTGTTAAGCAGACGGTAGAGAACCGCTACCCAGGTTACGCCAAGGGTGGTAGTGCAGCAGGGCGAGTAGCTGCAGCAGCAGTGAAGAAGACCACGGAGACCAAAGCAGCGGCCGAGAGTGTTTCCTCAGGGAAGCCTATTTATGTCGCAGCAAAGCCCAAGGATCTCGTACGTGAGGCTGTGAAGATCAACGGAAAAGACTACGCTCCCAATGACCTGACGTTGATGGAAATCGGTGGCAAAGGTTTCGTCAAGTCCACTGACGGTAAGTTTAGACTCATTACGTGGAGAAAGTGAAAATAATATCTCAAAGGTAGCTCCTTTGAGTTAGAGTGGGAGGAGCCTAATCCTCCTCCTGCTCGACTTTGGTTAGGAAAGAAAATGAAGAATGAAAAGTACCCATGGCATTCTGAGCATTCAGAGGAACTACAAAAGAAGAACAGAGAAAGATACAAGGAATTAAAGTCCAAAAGACTATGCGTTCTGTGTGGTCAAAACTCAGCAGTTTTGTCCAGTTTAGATGGAGCGTGCCCAGCTAAATTTTTGAAGTACTGTGAACAGTGTAGGGAGAACCACAACCTCAATCGCAGTGAGACTAGACTCAGGAATAAGATAGAGGTCCTTGCTCACTATGGAAAAAATAGAAAATTGCAATGTTTTTGGCCTGGATGTGAAATAACAGATCCAGATATGCTTTCTTTGGACCACAAAGATAACACAGGAAATGAAGATAGGAAGAAAAGCAAAGGAAATGGTGGTGTGATGCTTTATGCCAAACTAAAAAGGCAGGGCTATCCAGAAGGGTTCCAAACTCTTTGTCATAACCACCAGTGGAAGAAAGAAATTTTGCGTAGGCGTTCTGATATAAATGGAATCCCTACTTGGCGCAAGTAGATTTTAAGATAGGCTCAGAGAAAAGTTAAGGAGAAAACATGTCAACACCAACTAGCACTTCATATCCCTCAGCTCGCTCTGGAAAGCCTATTAACATTGGCGACCAGTGCACGGTTGTGGCAACTGTTACGTCTGTTTCTGGCACTGGTCCTTCTGCTACTGTTAACGTTACCCTTTTGGGCAGCGGTAATTTAGTTGCAGTTCAAGCCCAGGATGTTGCGGCCACCGCACAGACTCTGTAAACCGAGATTCCCTCGGTATCTCCGTTGGTAAGACCCGAGGGAGGGACGGTGGCAGACACGGCTGCTTAACACCGCTCCACCAAATCTATAAAGGAGGTGTCACCATGAAGAGTACTCTATAAGGAGGATCTTCAATGCGTACACCAGAACAAAAACTGGCCACCAAACTCCGCAAAGCAGCGGAGCGCAAAGCACATCACGAGCGTGTGTTCAAAACACACCCACCCATGGTGCGCTATGCCAAGGCCAAGTTCAAGAAGGGCAAAAAACATCAGCCCAAACATCGCGCCCCAATCAAACTTGGGGTGCAATAAAACATGGAGACTTAATGTGTCTCCTTAGCAATCTCAAACGATGCGGGACGAGAAAGAAGTTACCCCGATGAGTAGGTTGCTAAGGAGCTACATTGCTCACAATTCTTTCTGGCTTTCAAAACCACAATACCCGACACGTCTCTATAGACGAAAAACTTGGCACGGTAGAGCGGTAGAGGAACGAAAAAGATCGACTCAGCGGAAAAGCCCCAATGAACGTACAGAAGCGTTCATCATCAATACGTGAGGGTTATCCAAAGCAACACAAGTAGGAAATATGGCTTTACTAGAAGCCGCAGTAGAAGCAGTAGAACTAGACGCATTTGCCAAGGAAATTCCAGATCTGGTTTTCCATGGCACCACAGCTTACAGCATGTTCAAGGCTGAAGCAACGAAGATCCCTGTGTCCAACCAGTCTAACGCTGGTGGGGTACAACGTCCTTCTTTCCGCGTTCCGTTCCGCGTGCAGGCTGGTGCAGCGATTTCTCAGGGTACAGGTAATGCTGACTCTATGAATCGTGGAACCGGGTCTCAGTGGGCATCGTTCGCGTTGGCACCAGTGTACCTGTTCAATGTTTGCGAAATCTCGTGGTTGGCCCAGGCCTCTACGGACAGCAAGCAGAAGGGCTTGTTCGCTGTGAAGGCGCAAGAAATGAAGAATTCTTTGGATGCAGCTATGCAAGGCATCGAAGGTCTGATTAACTCGGATGGTTCGGGAATGATCGACCAGATCCCCAGCACTGCTACCATTGTTCTTGCAGGGGGCACTCCCGCTTCACAAACCGCCAGCATTGCTGGTGTGAACGTTGCTGTTGCATTTACCGATCAGCAAGTTGTTCAGTTTTATAGCACTGGTGGAGTTCAACGTACTGGTGGACGTACTTCCGCTACCATTTCGTACTCTGACGGTCCTAGCAACACTCTGTACTTCAGCACCGCTCTGCCTTCCGATGTGGTCGTGACCGACTATATCGTGGTAGCTGGCGCAACGTACGGAGCTGGCAACTCGATCCTTGGTATCAAGGCTTGGGACGTGAACAGCAACACCGGAACCATCGGTGGTCTGAATCGCAACGCCTATCCTGGCCGTCTGAGCACCCCAACCATTAACTTGGCTGGCGCAGCTTTGACCCCTGGAATCGCGCAGCGTGCAGAAGTGCTCTTGGGCCGCGCACTTGGTCCAGATGCCGACAGTATCAAGTCCGGTATTTGGTATGGTCCGCCCGAGCAAGCCTTCGCGCAGAGCAACCTGATGTACAACGTTCAGATTGCCAACGCTCAGGACATCAAGGGTGATAAGACCCTGGACATGTCCAAGAAGTATTTCAGCGATACGTTCGGGGGCCGCAAGTATCACAAGAGCTGGACAGCCATCAACAACCGTATGGATCTGTTGGTGCTGGACAACTGGTACATCGGTGAACTGTCTCCTCTGGAGCTGTATGACTTCGGTGGTGGCAACGTTGTAGCACCAGTGCCAGACATCAATGGCCAGGCGGGAACGTCTAGCTATTTGACCTCGCATATGTTTGCATACAACACTTGCTTTTCCAATTAGGTTGGAGCAAGTAAAATTTCTTCTGATTGACTCGAACGCT